CTACGCTGCCTTCCTACTGCCTGCGACTGTCTGATCTGGACGAACAGCCCCCAGTTCCGCAACAAGGCCGGCCAACCCTAGCGTGCGCAGGCGGATGGCAAGGCCATCAGCAGCAAGATCAACCCGCTCGACCAGAAGCTGAACAATGCGCGCCTGCTCGGTCGGAAACAGTTCGTCCCAGATCGGATCGAGCCGCTCCAGCGCATCGCGAACCTCGGCCTCTGGCAATTCATTGATTTCCGACCGAGCCGCACGCCATGTGCCGATGATGATTTCTGGCGCACGCAGAAGCCCACGCAGCTGATCAATAACGGCGTTCTCCACCTCTGCGGCAGGCACGCGAGCGATCGGACAGGCATTTGCGCCACGTTTCAGCACCGACTGGCTGACATAATAGCGATAAAGTTTGTCGCCCTTCCTCGTATGCGTTGGCGAGAATGCGGCCCCATCCGGACCAAAGATCAGGCCTTTCAACAGCGCCGGCGTCTGCGCCCGCGTATTGCTGGCGCGTTTGCGCGGGCTTGTCTGAAGAATGGCATGGACCTTGTCCCATAGAGCACGATCGATGATCGCCTTGTGCTCGCCGGGATAGCTTTCGCCCTTGTGCACGGCTTCACCGATATAGACCCGGTTGTTGAGCAGTTTGTAGAGAAAGCCCTTGTCGACCAGTTTTCCCCGGCGGGTGCGCACATTTTCTGCGGTCAGAGCTTTTGCCAAGACCGTCGCCGAACCGATACTGACAAAGCGCTCGAAGATCATGCGTACCGTGGCAGCCTCGGTTTCCTCGACTACCAGCTTGCGGTTTTCCACCCGGTAGCCGAGCGGAACGACACCACCCATCCACATGCCCTTCTTGCGGGAGGCACGGATCTTGTCGCGAATGCGTTCGGCCGTGACCTCGCGTTCGAACTGGGCAAAGGACAGCAGAATGTTGAGCGTCAGCCTGCCCATCGATGTGGTGGTGTTGAACGACTGCGTCACGGAGACGAAGGTGACGCCATTTCTGTCGAACACCTCGACCAGCTTCGAAAAATCCATCAGCGAGCGTGACAGGCGGTCGATCTTGTAGACGACCACCACATCAACCAGCCCGTCCTCGATATCAGCCAGCAGCTGTTTTAGCGCCGGCCGCTCCAGCGTACCGCCGGAGATGCCGCCGTCATCATACTGATCACGCACCAGCACCCAGCCCTCGGAGCGCTGGCTGGCGATATAGGCTTCGCAGGCCTCGCGTTGCGCATCGAGACTGTTGAATTCCTGCTCCAGCCCTTCCTCGGAGGACTTTCTGGTGTAGATGGCGCAGCGCAGCTTACGAATGGTGGGTTTGTTCATGCCCGGCTCCGGTGATTTTTCAGGCCGAAGAAGATCCAGCCATTCCAGCGCGTGCCGGTGATGGCGCGGGCAACCGATGACAGGCTTTTGTAAGGGCGTCCCTGCCATTCAAAACCATCGGCCAGCACGGTGACGGTGTGCTCGACACCCTGCCATTCGCGGATCAGGCGGGTTCCGACAATTGGTCGATCATCGGCACGGTTGCGGCGTACCATCAAGTTGCCGCCATCAAGCTGTTCACCCAAGACTTCCAGCCGCTCGATTGTCGAGGGCTTCAGCCCGCCAAGGCTGAGTTCCTGGATGCGATAGGCCAGCCTGCTTTCGAGATAGCGCCGGTTGAAGGCAGGCGGCTCGCTGTCGAACAGATCGCGCCACTGCTTTTTCAATTCCGGTGTTGTGGCCGTCTTCAGCGCCACCAGGCGCTTGGGGATATGATCATGCGTCGTCATGAAACTCTCCGGTGAGTTGGAGTTGCATGACGGCATCGATCTGGCGTGAAGTGAAGGCAACTTTCTCCACTATCTTCAACAGGATGAGCGCATTTACGCTGACGCAGCCGAATGATGCCGCGTACCAGCAACTGGCACAGTTCGGCATGACGTTCTGCAGTGGACATACGATCAGGCGGGAGGGGATTAGGGCTTCGCATGTATCTCTCCTTTGTAGGAGAAAAGCCGCCCATGCTGGCCAAACAGGACATTTTGCCCTTAGACTTTGCGAGGCAAGTATTTTCGGGAGGGGAATATGGTGCGCGCACCGGCCAAAAGCTGTCCAAATTTGTCGAGATTATTCGAAGATGCTGAGCCAGAACTTCTAGCCCAATTCCTGAATGCAACTGCCTTCCAGCGATTGGCCTGGCTTGAAGATTACCGGTTCAGTGCGGATGATCCAGAAGGTCCGTCAACTGCCCGCAACATGCTGCTTAAGGAAAAGAAGGATCGGCTGGGTCCGCTTGAGACAGAGGCAGCGCGCATCATAAACATTGCCAGCGACCGCGGTGAGTACGCCCTTGAGGGCCTGACAGGAACCAGCCTGGAAAATGACCGCGCAAGGGTGCTTCTTGGCCAACGCGATAACCTCGCGCGGAGTTTATGGACATATATCAGAGAGCACGCGCTTTTCGAAGCAGCAGAGAATAGTCTGCACCTGCGCCTGTACCGGCGATATGACAAACATTATCAGACATTCATGGCAGAACCGTCAGCTGGCGGCGGTCCGGATGCTAGCGGTGCTTTACTTGACGAGCTACTTGCCGATCTGGGCAAGCGGCTTGACCGTGGCGAGGGCTACAGCATCGACAGGTTCGACATTCCCGAGGACGGTGACGAACCTGCAGCCGAAATGTATTTGCTGTTTCATCCTGATCCGCCGACCAGCGTTCGGGAGATTGACGATCAGGGCAATCGGTCAAGAATCTATTTTCGTCCGCCCGGGGAAGCGATGATCGTTTTTACTCCCTCAACAGGACGGGTGCACGTTCGCGCACGCAACAGAAGATTGCGCCACACCATTGCTGAGCGCTTTATCGAAACGGCACTGCAGCAGACATACTCCAGTCAGCCTGTCGATTTTCAGGCCTACGATATTTCACAGTTCCTGAAGGGATTCGACCTCCCACTACCAGATTTCGATGAAGACGCGGTAATCCTAAACGCACAGGTCATCCGCGCTGACATTAGTATCGGCAACCTTACCAATCGGCTTTCGCTTTCCACCACCATTGGACAGAATATCTCTGAGCTAATACAAAGTCAGCCGGGCTTATCCAGGATCTTCGAACGTGCATTGGCTATTCGATTCATTGAAATCGCGGTTCGCTATTGGCGAACCGATCGGGAAAATGAGGAAACTCTCAACTTCACGCTCACAGATCGCAATACCAGCAGCCTGCTCAGCCTCGATGATCCGTTCGAACGCGTCCTCGGACATCGCCTGCTTCGACACTGGAACATCATGCGAGAAGGTCGGGCGCCAAGCGCTGCTGAGAGCATGATGGTTATCCCCGCCCTGTTGGCCATTTGGGACATCGGGGCCGATAAGGTCGCGGGCACCTGGCTTCAGGCTCGTGGTATCGCCCCAAAGATCCTAATCGATTTGGGCTTTCTCGTGCCCGCCGGCTGGGAAGGCGATGACCTGATCGACGATGAGGACGAGGTCGGCCCGGTCACGGCCGAAGTGGTCGTCCGGATCGAGAGGGGGGATGCGGAGGAAGAAGACCGTAAAGTAGCCGACCTCAACGTCTCCGAAGGACAGGTGACGCCTGCGGACAACCCGGATCGCTACAGGATCTATCGGGTGCGCGACGGCTGGGTGGTGCAACACCTGAAGGAACGTCTCGAACAAGTGCTCGACGCGCCTGCCATCGAGAAGCTTACAGATCACCTCTTCTACCTTGGAACGCTCGGGGTCGATGGCGGGAATGTTCCGATCTACCTTGCGCGTGGTCTAGACCGGGAGAAGGTCCGGTCGGCCGTCGATACGGAACTTCGGGCGCGCGCCAATCTCGGTGTTGGCCTGATTCTGCAGGCCGGCCACGCTTCGGGGCCATGTCTGGCAGCCAACGTTTTGACGCCGCTTGCCGATCAGATCGACGATGATCAGTCCGAAATCGCATTAGTCGCAGACAAGCTCCGGTCCGTGTTTCGGCGACACCGGATACTGGCCCGTGGTGGACAGGCGGTCGAACTCACTCGCTCCGGGGAGACCCTTGCTACTCTGTTTGTTCCAGGGAAAGGCAGCATCGACATAGAAGGTAAGAACCGCATCGCGGTCATCCAGCGACTTGTCGATGCGCACAACAATGGCCCGATGCCAATGGCAACCCGAGATCTTGTCAAGGACATCGCCGAAGACCAATCCCTATCGAATATCTTCAAGCAGCCGCTCTGGAGCAAGTTGAAAGCTAACTTTTTGCGAAGCCTTGGCGCCAGAGGGCCCTGGGAGATCGCCATCTGAGGGCTGGCTCCGATCTGGCTCCGATTGGGGGGTCTGACGGGCTCCGATTCTTCAGGCCATTGGAAGTGCTCACTCAATCTAGAGGAGCACTTCCATGCCGACTCCCTTTCCTCCGCGCCACGCAGCCTCGACGAGATGGCCCGGCGCCGCGACGACCAAGCCCACCCCTTCGAACTCGGAATGGCGCTGCACCCGCTGTGACAAGCTGCTCGGCGTCTGCAGGGACGGCCGCATGCATCTGCGCTTTGCGCGGGGGCACGAATATCTGGTGGGCTTCCCGGTCCAAGCCACCTGCCGCAGCTGCGGCACGCTGAACCACGCGACCGCCCCCGCGCGCTAAGCCGCGCATTCTTCTTCCCCTTCCGAAATCTCAGAGACGCACGACGTCCTGACCTGGCCACGAGAAGGCGCCGGACGCCTGGCCGCAAGGCAGGCGTCCGATGTCTATCGCGTGGCACGAGATCCGTGATCACCTTATGAAAACCTCTTCCACCCTTCAATTCCAACGCAGCTTCGATGCTTTCCGTAGCGTGCATCAGACTCTCGCATTGTTCCGAGATCCTGCAGCCCTCCTTGACTGGCTGCACAGTAAAACCAACGAACCAGACACCAAAAACCTGATCCTCTCGACGCTGGTTGAGGCGGCGCAGACTGAAGGATATGCATCCGATTGCGCGCTGACCATGCTGTTGCTGGCGCTTTGGCCCGGTCTGGACGCGATCCGGCGGCGATCCATTTGGCGCAGGATCGGCACCGCAGACGAAATCACATCCGACGTGCTGGTACGCACGACAGAGGCCGTCCGCAGACTTGACCTCGAGCACGTCAATTGGATTGCAGCCACGGTCTTACGGAACGTCGAACGTGACATGATCCGCGCCCGCCAGCGCGATGCAGCATGCAAAAGTCTGAACAGCGACACCGAACCTGACGATGTAGTCACCGATCAGGTCCGGCAACGGCCCGAGGCTGAGGATGCGTTCATTCAGAAGGATCTGCAAACGCTGATCGGCGCGGACGCCCTGTTGGTAATCCGCGTGGCCATCGAGGGTTTTACGCAGGCCGAGGTCGCCACTGAACTTGGCGTGTCCGAGGACGCCGCTCGCAAACGCTATCAGCGCGCCATCCGGCGTCTGCGCGATGCCCTGCAACAAATCGTCTGACCTGATGTCCCGTTCCGGGCAGCGGGGTGGCTTTTCTCATTCAGAAGCCAATCCGGGCCCACTCGAACAGAAGGAGGCAAGCGTGATCACGACACCCGATTATGTGCCCGAAGATCTGAAGCGCCTTCCAGGCCTCTATCGGCGCTGGGAGCTGAACGAAGTGCTGCAGCCTGATCGCAATTACCAGATCGAGGATGCCGGCACCCATGCAGATGGCACCCCGTTACTGGCGGTTTACGCCACCCCCATTGCCACCGACAGAACGCAGCAATTCCAGCGTGAGACAGATTCCGAGAGCGGTGAGTAATAATCAATATGAACAAGATCTCTCATAAATTCACCGCCGCCCAGCTGCTGCTGACCGAGGCGCAGTTCTGCGCTTGGATCGGCCAGTCAGCACCCGGCACTACCATACAGTACAATTGCGGGTTCCTCGCAATCGACACCGTGCGCGCCAGCAGCGATCTCCTCGAGCATGAGCGCAAGGAACTGGTTCGTGTTGGTCGCCGTGCCTGGTGGGCATTTGAACACGGTCTCGTCCATCTCGTGCAGCGCCGGCTTGCTCCGGATCGGTTCGCTTATCTGGCAATCGCCCGTGCCCGCCCAAAAAAGATGCAGGCAAGCCTGCTCAGCATGCTGGCCCAGCATGAAGAAACTGGCGGGCTCGCCAATCCCAACATTTCGCTTCGCCAATCCCGATCCTGAAAGGAGCCTTCGATGTTTGCCACCTCCAAGCTGAATACTTTGCGCAAACGCCATTACGGTCTTGATGGCTTGCCAACCTCGATTTGCGTCCTGGCTGTCGACCAGCTGGCAAGTTCTGTGCGCTCGATCGAGGTAGCGACCCTTGATGAGGTGGCCTTCGCCATCGTCAACGCCGAACAGGCTTACAACGCCGCTGGCGATCGCCTGTTTGCCCTGCGCCGCCTCTATAATCTGGCCCGCGAGGCTGGTGGGATCGGGTCTGGTTGTGCAGTCGATGCTGCAATCGAAGCCAGGCCGGAGCGCTGATCATGGCTATTCTTGCCATCGACCCCGGCCTCAACAACGGCATCGCTGTTCTGGATTGTGAGCGCCGTCTGCTGCTCGCAACCGAAATCCCGATGATTGGCGAAGGTGCCAATCGGCGCCTCAACATGACGTCGTTTGCCAGCATCATCCTTCAGTTCCGGATTGAGCATGCCGTTATCGAGGATGTTGCGGCGATGCCCAAACAGGGCGTCTCGTCGATGTTCCGTTTCGGGCGAGCGGCTGGTGCCATTGAGGGCGCGCTTGCTGCGCTGAAAGTACCGACAACCTTCATTCGACCGGCGATCTGGAAACGCGACATCGGTGCCAAGGCCAAGCAGGCCGAAGATATCCGCGCACTGGCGATCCAGACATGGCCGGATCAGGCGCACCGCTTTGCCCGCAAGCGCGACCATAACCGTGCCGAAGCCGCGCTGATCGGTCTCTGGTTCCTGCAACATTCCGGCTGGACGTCCGGCGGTGAGGACACACCGCCCACCTCTTCCTTGCTTGCAGGTTCACGGGTCTTCGTTGGCGGCGAAGGCTGGAGGACGCTCTGATGAACCCGTTCAAAGCGCACGGCCTCGACCACATCTCGGTCAGCCAGCTTAATTTGTGGGCTGCAGCTCCTGGCATCTATGTGATGGAGCGCCTGCTGGGCCATCGCACACCAGTTGGTGCCGCTGCCCATCGTGGCACGGCAGTCGAAGCTGGTGTCATCGCCGGCCTGATGGGTTCATCACTGAATGAGGCCATCGATACCGCGAACGCTGTCTTTACCGAGCGGACCGCGCTTTCATCAGATCCGCGCCGCGACAAGGAACGTGATGCCTTGGCCGGCATGGTCGAGCGCGGGATCGAGTTGCTCGGCCCATGGGGCAAGCCGGATCGCACACAGGTACGAAAAGAATGGCGCATGGATGGCATTGCCGTGCCGGTGCTCGGATTTACCGATGCCGAATATGATGCACACGGGCTGATCATCGACCTGAAAACCAGCCACGCCCTGCCGTCAACGATCCGGACATCCCACGCCAGACAGGTCGCAAGCTATGTCGGTGCCGGTTCGAATATGAGCGGCGGTGTGGCCTACGTCACATCGAAGAAGTCGGCGCTGTACCAGCTTGAGAACGCTTCGGCCCATGTCGCGGCGCTGACCCGCATGGCGCATTCGTTGCAGAATTTCCTCGCCATCTCCACCGATCCACACGAGCTGGCGAGCCTCATCACCGTCGACACTGACAGCTTTTACCTCGCCGACCCACGGGCGCGTCAGAACGCGTTTGACGTGTTCGGCGTCTGAGATCCCCAATCACGGGATGGGCCAGCTGGCGGCCAGATGCCGGCACAAAGCGCGCAGCGCAGAAAGATTGACATCATGACTACTGGATTTGGACTGAGCATTGGAAGCGGTAAGGATTTTCTGCCCTCCATCCGCATCAACGGCAAGGATGGCGGCGTCGAGCGATCGACATGGGATGGCAGCGAACGTGGTCTCGAAGTAGTCGATGACCTCGTTTGCCTCATGGACTGGGCCACGCTCCAGGTGGGCTGGGTCGAGTTTACAGATCGTGGCCCCGACAAGCGGCTGGTGGCGATTGGCGATCCATTGCCGGACCGCCCCTCCGAAAAGCACAAGCAGGGCGTGCAGGTAGTCGTCTATCTGCCGGGTGGTCTTGGTTGCCATGAAATCTGTTCGACCGCGATCGGCGTCGTCGGCGCGCTGGAGCGCATCTATGATGCGAGCATCGCAGCACCTGAATGGCAGCAGGGCAAGGTACCAGTGGTGCGCCTGACCGAGTTCCAGAAAGAAAAGACCAAGCATGGCAACCGCGCCGTGCCGGTGTTCGAGATTCTTGACTGGAAGGATCGCCCCGCCGAGCTCGACGAGCACAAGGCGGCGCCAAAGCCGCGCGCAGCAATTCCGGCATCCACCAGTACGAGCCGTCCGGCTGCGACCGGCTCAACCCAGATGACGCCGCCTGCGTCCGTCACCCGCGCCCCGGTGCCGGACTTCGGATGAGTGTCGAGGGGATCGGGAGGCGGCCACCTTCCGATCCCCGTGCACCGCACATGCAGACTGCTTGGTGGGGGAGGTCCACATGGGGTACGACAATGACGCTAGAAGTACCGGATGAATTTGCAAGCGCCTGCCAGTGGGCTGACAGCTATCGGGCGCTCGGTCTTGCGGTAATCCCTGCCGCTGGCCGGGAAAAGATCCCGGTCGGCAAATGGCGTGAGTTCCAGACCGGCATTCCGCAGACCGTCCATGATCGCTGGTACGGCGATGATGGCGAACATCGTGCCAATTACCGCATGGGCTTTTTGACCGGTGCGGCGTCACTCGGCGATGGCTGGAAGCTGCTGGTCATTGATCTTGACGAGAAAGGCACAGTATCCGGCTCCACGACTTGGGATCACTGGATTGCCGATAACGAACTTGGCTGCGATCCTGAAACCTGGCGCGCCCGCACCGGTGGCGGCGGTCAGCATATCTATTTCCGCTATCCTGATCATCTTTCCATCAGGAATACACAGGAGACAATCGCCGGTATCGATGTCCGCGCTGAGGGTGGGTTTGTCATCGCCCCGCCGTCGCGACATCAGAATGGCAAGCAATATCTCTGGATCTTCTCGCCCTTCGACACGGAACTGGCGGAAGCGCCGCAATGGCTGCTCGACAAGGTCGGCGCCACGGAGGCACTGCTACTGGCGGCCGCGCCAGCCCAGCCATCGACACTGTCATTATCATCACCTCCGCGCGCCCAAACGGCGACGATGGCGGCCGATCATTCGTCCTCACCGCAACAGGCCACCGATGCCTGGGGGCACATCGTCGATGGCCGCGATGCCTATATGCGCGACATGGTCTGGGCGGCAATCGTCGACTGGTATCGCGAATGTCCAATCCCGCCATCTGAGCGCGAGGTCGAGCAGAAGCTGCTTGAGGTTTACGCTGTCTATGAGCGCAAGGTGCGTCCGCAGGAAGCCGGCAACACGCTCGAGGGCGAGGGACGCGGCGTTTCTGCCTTCCGGAACAAGTGGGCCTACGCCATGCGGCAGTGGGATACCAAGGTTGCCGCGGCGGCGAAGGAAAAGCCAGCGGGAAACCACAGTGTCTGGGAACAAACCTCACCCTCGATCGACCCGTCGGCCGAACTGGAATGGTTCGACGATATCAATCCGATCATCAGCACGCCCTACATCGTCAAGGGCGTCCTTGATCTCGGTGCCATGTCGGTCGTTTACGGCCCCTCGAATTCCGGCAAGACCTTCTTCGCTCTTGATATCGCCTACCATGTTGCGATCGATCATTCCTGGCGGTCACAGCGCGTCGCAGGCGGGTCCGTCCTTTATCTCGCCGCCGAGGGTGGCAACGGCATCGCCAACCGCATCGTCGGGCTCAGAAAGACCAGCGGCGTTGTCGAGGTTCCCTTGGCGCTGCGCCGTGCGGGTCTCGATCTTCTTAATCCGGACGCCGACACCGAACGTGTCGTCAAGCTTGCCGAGGAAGTCGCAAACCGCGCGCCCCTCAAGCTGATCGTCATCGACACGCTGTCGCGCGTCATCGCTGGCGGCGACGAGAACGGCCCGGTCGACATGACGGCCTTTATCAAGAACGTCGATCGCATCCGTCATGCCACCGGCGCCCATATCATGATCGTCCACCATACCGGCAAGGATGCGGCCAAGGGCGCACGTGGTCATTCATCGCTCCGGGCCGCCACCGATACGGAGATCGAAGTGTCGGTCGACGAGATGGAGACCCGTTTCGCCAAAGTGACCAAGCAACGTGACCTGCCGGGTGGCGAGGAATTTGCCTTCAAGCTTGATGCCGTGGCGCTCGGGGTCGACGATGACGGCGATACCATCACTACATGCGTCGTGCTGCCGGTGGAGAAGCAGGCGCAAACGGATGACCTCCTGCCGCCGCGCGCGACCTGCAAAGCCATCCTGAAGGCCGTCGACGACGCCTGGAAGGCGAAGCATCCATTCTCGATGGCGCCCCAGTCAAAAGCGTCCGGGCGATATGCCCCGCGGGCGCTCGGCCAGCAGTTCGACCTGCCCGGCAAGGCCATCGAGAGCCTGCTGATCAGCTGGATCGATAACGCCATCATCGCCGTCGAGATGTGTGATTCCGACACCAAGAAGCGGGGTTTGAAGGTGCTCGAGTGGCTCGATTGAGAGTTACGGAGGTTGCACGGATGTTACGGAACTATGCCCCATAAGTCATTGAAATCATTATCCGGAAGTCACTACGGAAGTTACGGAGAAGGAGGTGCTAAGCCATTGATTTCATTTACGGAGGTTTACGGAAGTCTGACCTCTTCTAAAGAAGGCCGCTGCGCTTTGGCTTCGCGGCCTTCAACGGGGTCACGCGAGAAGGAGTTTTGTCATGGCCTATGACTTTGACACCGCCCAGTTGGCGACCAAGCCCAAATCCGAGATTGTCGTCGACATGATGGCAGCGTTGCACAAGCTCGATGCGCTGGCGCGAAACATGGAGCGAAAATGGGGTGCATGCCGCCTGCCGGCACTGGTGCCCGACGATCTGGCAAAGCGGTTTTATTCGCAGCATCGAAAGGTCTCGATGGCGCTGCGCGAAGGCCGCCATCAGGATGCGCTCCACGAGATCGAGCGCATGGTCACCGCCTGGCAGTTTCTGGATCAAGAAGCAGACAGGTTGGGTGCTGAGCCGATCCATCCAGCTGTCTGGGAGGTGGCACTTTCCGATGGCACGGTGGCGGCGATCGTTCAGGACGAGGACAGCGCCGCCGCTGTCGACCCGCAGGACCGCGCCATGAAAATCTACATGCTGTCCGAAATTGCCCGCCTGATCGAGGCCATGCCGACGGTAATGGCGATCAAGGACGAATGGCCCGGCGCCAAGGTCGTGCCCACGCGCACCATCACTGCCGACAACTATTGGTGGGAGCATGGCGATGAACTGCCGTTTTGACCGACCCCGCAGTCGCGATGACAGCGACATGATCTGGACACCCAAGCTGGTCGAAGCACGCCTCGCTGAAGCTGCTGTCGTGCTGCAGCGATTGCCCGAGCCGCGGCAACAGGGATATTTCAATACGTGGCCTCGCCATAGCTACGAGTTCGGTGACCTTGTGGAGCAAGAGCCACGGCAAACATCATTGCCGCCACCATCGCCTGCTGCGATCTCTCGCATGGAGGAGGCACTGACATGGACAATCGAACTTGATCCGATCGATGGCAGGATTATCTGGCTGCGCGCTCATAACACGCCGTGGAAGGCGATTTGCTGGAAGGTGGGCCTGCAGCGCTCTGCAGCCAATGAGCGCTGGCTCTACGGGTTGTGTGTCATCGCCATGAACCTCAACCGGCAGCCAGTGCCGAGGAAGCGGTCACGGCGCTATGTCATCCATTACGTTCGGGATTTTTCTATTGAAGCGTCGACGGTATGATACCAACAATGGGTCAATAGGCCATCATTCGCGCGCAACAGAGTTGGAATGTCTGAAGCTGAGGAGTTTCCTGCCCATAGCGACTACGTCATGGTGAAAGTCAATCGTGCTGTCGATAGCGACAATATCCGCACAAGACGGTGCTTTGTCTGCGGAGGTCAACCGTCAACAGGGGCTGGCGAACATGTGTTTCCGAAGTGGCTTCAAACAAGATTTGGGCTATTTGACGAGAGACTTACTCTGATTAATGGTACATTAATTCCCTATCGTAGCTTATCAGTCCCCTGCTGCGCCGACTGTAACACTGGATTCCTGTCTCGAATTGAGACCAAAGTGCAGGAAATAGTTGAACGCGGTTGTGTTGAATCCTGTGCAGACCGCCTTTCCGTGGCGCGCTGGATGGCTAAGATTCTTGTTGGTATTTTGGTCAAAGAAACTGCTCTCCTGCTGGATCGAAAGAACCCATCGCACGGTAGCATTGTGCCGCCTGATCTCATTGATGAGCTCTCTCATTGTCAGCTCCTACTTCAAAGCGCTCGAAAGCCCACCCGTTTCGAAGCCCTGCATGGCCCGTTCCCTTTTACCCTGTATTGGTATCGCATTAATGGCCCAGAAGACGGCTTTGATCTCTCGACCGACATTCTCGGACAGTCGATCGCAATGCAGTTAGGTAAATTAGGACTTGTCTTCGTAAACGATGGCGGTCTGCAGATGATTCATGGTGATAAAGGACCGTATGGGTTGGAAGGGGCAACAGTGTTACCTCACCAATTCGGTGAACTTGCTGCTCGCATACACACCAAGGCATCGCTACGTGATGCTACTCATTTCTATCTCACCTCCGAGACACCAGATCAGCTGACCATAAAGCAACAGTCCGTACGACCATTCACAGGAACAATACTTTCTGGCGGAGAGATGCAGGTGTTTCAACCCTGGGACTCCGTGAGCTTCGCCGTGCGCGCGGCTCAAATTACGCGGCTCGAAGAAAGTGTATTCTTGGACCCTGAAACCGGACATGAAATGACCATACTGACAAATCTTTTCTCAAGCGAGGAGCCCGGGGCGGACGCTTCATCAAATCCAGAAAGATAGGCTGGACGACGTGGCTCGGGCCCAACGATGACCACCGCGCAATGGGGCGTAGAATGTCCGCCGGACATACCGCAGCAGGACAAAACCAGCTGGTTTGGGGTATATTCTGGCTATGCTCAGGAGAGTAGCGCGCCTGCGATGGAGATGATCCTCGCAGGCGTTGTCGTTTCCGGCATCATCGTTCCTATTCAATGAGACCAGCATCATGGCCGTTCGTCCACCAATCCACCGTCCTGTCGGACGGCGCGACAAGCGTGAGCGTGACCAGGACTATGCGCGGCGACGCAATCCCGAGGCCCGCGCGCTCTACCGCTCGAAGCGCTGGCTCACTGAGCGTGCCGCCTTCCTGCACCAGCACCCGCTTTGCGTGGAATGCGAGCGTCACGATTTGATCCGCCCGGCGGGCGTCGTCGATCATATCGATCCGCATGGCGGTGACGAGACGGTGTTCTGGGACAAGGACCGCTGGCAGGCGCTGTGCGCATCCTGCCATGGCAAGAAGACAGCGGCTCTGGATGGTGGCTTCGGCAATACGAAACGCTGCTCATAGGCCCCCGGGGAGGTCAAATCTCTGGAAGCTTCACGCAGAAGACCGCGCGCCACCAAAAACATATGCGTGGCCAAAATGGAGCATGGGGGGTGTGTGACTAAGATGTTAATTTCATTGGATACAGAAAATGGCAATCGCCGAAACTTCGCACGTCAGCGCTGGCGACCACATGCGTCAGCTTGCGGTCGAATATCGCAAGCTTGATGATCTGGTGCCCTATGCGCGCAATGCCCGCACGCATTCAGATGCGCAGGTCGCCGAGATTGCCGGTTCGATCCGCGAGTTCGGTTTTACCAACCCGGTGCTGATTGCCGAGGATGGAACCTTGATCGCCGGCCATGGCCGGGTGCTGGCCGCCCGCAAACTCGGCATGGAAACTCTGCCAGCCATCGTGCTGTCGGGCTTGTCGGAAACACAGCGCCGGGCACTGGTGCTTGCCGACAATCGCATCGCCATGAATGCCGGTTGGGACGAGGACCTGCTGGCGCTTGAACTTTCCGACCTGCAGGAGGCAGGCTTTGATCTTGGCCTCACCGGCTTTGACGATGACGAATTGCAGGATTTGCTTTACGGCAATCGCGATGAACAGGACGGGCTGCTTGAAGATGATGCCATTCCGGAGGTCCCAACGACGCCTGTTTCCCGGCGCGGTGATCTTTGGTTGCTGGGTGACCATCGTCTTCTCTGCGGTGACAGCACGGATCCAGATGATGTGACGCGCTTGATGAATGGCGAGCGGGCCGCATTATTCGCCACCGACCCGCCCTATCTCGTCGATTATGATGGCACCAACCATCCGACGAAAAAGAACGCCTCCAAACGAGCGAAGAAAATCGCCAACAAGGATTGGTCGGAAGATTATATCGAACAGCCGCACTGGGATGATTCCAGCCAAGGCCCGGAGTTTTATGAAGCCTTCTGCCAGGTGGCAATTGATCATGCCATCGACGAGAACGTCGCCTGGTATTGCTGGCATGCTTCGCGTCGCCAGCGCATGCTGGAAAATGTCTGGGACAAGTTTGATGTTCTGCATCACCAGCAGATCATCTGGGCCAAATCTCGCCCGGTGCTGACACGTTCGGTGATGCTATGGGCGCATGAGCCCTGCATGTTCGGCTGGATGCGTGGCAAGAAGCCAAGGATCAACCGCGAGGGATTTGAAAGCTGGCCGACGACAGTGTGGAATATTCCGTCGTCCGAGATCGAAACCCGTGATCATCCGACATCGAAGCCGGTGCGCGTGTTTACGCTGCCGATGCAGCTGCACACAAGGACCGGCGATATCTGCTACGAGCCGTTCTCTGGCTCGGGCTCGCAGGTAATCGCCGGCGAAAAGACTGGCAGGAAGGTTTATGGCCTCGAACTGTCAGAGGCCTTCTGCGACGTCGTCGTAAAACGCTGGCAGGAATATACGGGCAAGCAGGCGGCGCTCGAAGGCGATGGCCGCAGCTTTGACGCGATAGCGGCCGAGCGTGTGCCGGAACAGGTTGATGCGGCATGAAGCAGTCACGCGCCATGTCGCTGGTGGAGTCGCTCACCAATGTTGCAGTCGGTTATGGCATCGCGGTCATCACCCAGATTGTGGTGTTTCCGCTGTTCGGGCTGACGACGACGCTTTCCGAAAACATGGCGATGGGCGCCATCTTCACCGTGGTGTCGATCGCACGCTCATACATGCTGCGTCGCTTATTCGAAGCCGTGCGCTTGCAGCACTCGACGACCGGATGAAAAGTTCAACGTGCAGCGTTCAATCTGCACAACCTTGTTATTCTGAGAAACAGTCGGCACAATCCTGGCCATGAGCTCGACGACGATCTTTCTTGGCAAGCTGCTTGGCCTTTATTTCATCGCCGTTTCACTGGGCATGCTTGTTAGCAGGGAACGGACCTTGCTGGCCCTCGATGAGATGGCGCGCAACGGGCCGTGGATGTTGTTTTCTGGCATGGTCGCGACAGCCGTCGGACTTTCGATCATTTTGGGGCATGGTGTCTGGTCAGGCGGCGCATTGGCTGTTGCCATCAATCTGGCTGGTTGGGGTGCTCTCATCAAGGGAATAGCGTTGCTGGCCATTCCGCATCAAAGGATGGCCGACGCATATCAGGCCATGGGCCTGGTGCGGTTTTTCTATGGGTGGATGGTCATCATCCTGGCTTTGGGGCTGTGGATGACGCTGCTGTCCTTTTCAGCCTGAAAGCAACCGCTGACACCATCGGCATAAAATATACTGGACCCGAGCACAGCGCATCCGTGCTCGAGCCATCACACTTGAACCTGGAGTTTTGACATGGCCGGCCGCAAGCCGCTGCCGACACATCTGAAACTGGTCAAAGGCACCGCCCGTCCGCACCGCATGAACAAGGCCGAGCCAAAGCCAGTGGTGGCAGTGCCCACGCTGCCGGATCATCTTGATGAGGAGGCAAGCGCCAAGTTCAAGGAGATGGCCGAGATGCTGGCCCGCCATGGCGTCATGACCGAGCTCGATTCTGGCGCGCTGGCCCGTTATGTCGTCATCTGGCGGCGCTGGATTGAAGCGGAACAGGAAGTCAAACGCCGCGGGCACGTGGTGAAGACGTCCAACGACAACATCATCCAGAACCCGTTTCTGGCGGTGGCCAACAAATGTCTCGCCCAGATGCACCAGATCGAAAGCGAGTTTGGTCTGACGCCATCGAGCCGTTCGCGCATCCGCATGGCAGAGCCAGCCGAGACCACCGATCCATTCGAGGACTTTTTAACCCGTGGCCGAAAAGCGTAAGCCAGGAACACCGCGCGGCAGGACGAAATCCGCATGCCCGGTCACCGCATATGCAAACGCCGTCGTCAGCGGCAAGATCGTCGCTGGCCGTCTCGTTCGGCTGGCCTGCGACCGGCATCTCGCCGACCTCAAGCTCGGCGGCAAGCGTGGCCTCGTCTGGGATGTTGATGCCGCGCGTCATGCGATCGACTTCTTTGGCCATCTGCGCCATTCCACTGGCGAATGGGCCGGTGAACCGTTCGTGCTGCAGGACTGGCAGCAGTTCGTCGTTGGCTCGCTTTATGGCTGGAAGCGCAAGACCCGTTCGGGCCAACATTACCTGCGCCGTTTTCGTACGGCCTATGTCGAGGTGGCGCGCAAGAACGGTAAATCGGTGCTGCTGGCAGGGACCGCACTTTATGCCCTGATCGCCGATGGTGAACCGGGAGCGCATGTCTATTCGGCTGCCACTACTCGGGATCAGGCGCGGATCGTCTTTGGCGAGGCCGAACGCATGGTGGCGGCAAGTGCGGCGCTGCAAGCAAGGATTACCAGGACCGTGAACAATCTCGCCGTGCTGCCGACCTCGTCCTGGTTCCGGCCACTGTCAGCCGATGCCACCAAGATGGACGGATTGAACATTCACTTTGCCGCGGTCGATGAAGTCCATGAACATCCAGGCCCTGAGATCATCCAGAAGCTGAACACCGCCACCGGAGCACGGCGCCAGCCATTGATCTTTGAGATCACCACCGCAGGCTATGATCGCCATTCCGTCTGCCGCCAGCATCACGAATTCTCGGTCAAGGCACTGGAAGGCACGCTGCCGACGGACTCATCCGACAGCTGGTTTGCCTATATCGCCACCATTGATGATGGCGATGACTGGACCGATCCTGCGGTCTGGGTGAAGGCGAACCCGAGCCTTGGCGTCACCGTCAAGGTGGATGATCTGAAACGCCAGATCGATGAGGCGAAGGAAATGCCGGCGCAGCAGAACGCCATCCGGCGATTGCGGCTGAACGAATGGACCGAGCAGGTCACGCGCTGGCTCGATATGGCAGTGTGGGAGGAAGGAGGCCTGCCAGCCTCAACCGACTGGCGCATCGTCAAGCACGAGCTGGAGGAGCTCGAACAAAAACTGCTTGGGCGTGAATGTTTTGGTGGGCTAGACCTTGCCCGCGTCAACGACCTCTCGGCCTTCGTGCTGGTGTTTCCGCCGACACTCGATGATGAACTCGAGGCGCTTGCCAACAAATGGATCGTCACCTGCCGCTTCTTTATCCCCGAGGACGACATATTACGCCGCGTGCGCCGTGACCGCGTGCCCTATGATGTCTGGCGCGATCAGGGATTTTTAACAGCTACCCCCGGCAACGCTACCGACTTTGCCTTCGTGGAAAAAGAAATCCTGGATCTTGCCTCCCGCTATGACCTGCGCGAGCTTTCCTATGATCGCACCTTTGCCGGCGAGATTGTCCAGCATCTGCAGGATGAAGGCTTGAACCTCGTCCAGTTTGGTCAGGGGTTCCTCAGTATGGCAGCACCAACAGCAGAACTGGAGCGCCTCGCAGTATCACGCGCGCTCTGGCATGGTGGCCATCCGGTGCTGCGCTGGAATGCCTCGAACGTTGCGGTACGCCATGATCCGGCCGGCAACATCAAGCCGGACAAGGAACGATCGAAGGAACGCATCGACGGCATTGTTGCGATCTGCAACGCGCTCGGGCGCGCGCTGGTGCGTGACGTCAATGCCGGCCGCTCGGTCTATGAGAACCGCGGCATCCTGATGCTGTAGCGGCGGCTGCCTGGAAGAAGAGAACCGATGGCATTCTGGTCAAACTGGTTCGCTGGCACGAAGTCGCCGGCTGCATCGCCGCGCGCCTCATTGCAGGGCGCGGGCGGCGGCCTCGTCCTTCGGACCAGTGCAGAGTTTGAGGAGGCGCTGCGCACGGGATCGCTCACGGCATCCGGAACGCGCGTTACTCCCGATACCGCGATGCGGGTGGCCGCCGTCTATGCCTCGATCCGCATCATTGCCGGTGCCGTTGCCACCTTGCCGTTGCACATCAAGCGCCGGGTCGATGCGCGCACCCGCGAAGATGCGTCCGATACACCGATCTGGACGGTTCTGCGGAGAAAGCCGAACCGCTGGCAGACACCCTCGCAGTTCCGCCGCATGCTGCAGGCGCATCTGCTCTTGCGCGGCAATGCCTATGCAATGATCGTGCGCTCGCGTGGCAATGTACAGGAACTGATCCCGCTGCATCCCGATCGGATCGAGGTCAAGCAACACGACGATCTGGCGCTGGAATATCTTTATACGCGCCAGGACGGCCGCAGGATCCAGTTGGCACAGGCAGAGATGTTCCATCTCGTCGGGCTGACGCTGGATGGTGTCCATGGTGTCTCGCCAATCACCTATGCGCGCGAGACGATTGGCCTGTCGCTCGCCATGGAAGATCATGGCGCGGCGACCTTCCGCAATGGCGCCCGCGTCAGCGGTGTCCTGAAGCACCCGAACAAACTCGGGCCGGAAGCGATCGCCAATCTGAAGGCGGGTCTGGAAGAGTTCCGCTCCGGCGGCGAGCAGGAAGGCAAGAACCTGATCCTTGAAGAAGGCATGGACTATGCCCGCATCGCCATGACGGCCGAGGATGCGCAGTGGATCGAGAGTCGAAAATTCTCGCGCTCCGACATCGCCATGTTCTTTGGCGTGCCGCCGCACATGATTGGTGACACGGAAAAGAGCACGTCATGGGGCACCGGCATCGAGCAGCAGTCGATCGGCTTTGTCGCCTATACGCTCGAAGACCATCTGACCATGTGGGAAGAGGCCATCAACCGCGACCTGATTGGTGCGGATGACAAGCTTTATGCCCGCTTCAACCGGGCGGCCCTCGTCAAGGGCGATATCAAGGCCCGCTGGGAGGCCTACGTCAAAGGCCTGCAATGGGGCGTGTGGAGCCCGAACGAAATCCGCGCCCTTGAAGATGAAAACCCACGCGACGGCGGTGACGTTTTCTATCCGCCGCCCAACACGGCCGGTGTGCCAGCAGATGGCATGAGCCGTGAAAATACCCACGCCAGTGATGGCGACGCCAACGAACCTGATAGTGAGGATCGAACCCGATGAGTCTTTTGAACACGCTGAAGCTGACATCAGCCATGATCACCATTGCGGTGGTGGCCCTTGCCCTTGTCAGCCCCGCCTTTGACTTCGGCATTTTCATGAGCGGCTTTGTCCTTGGCTGGTTCCTGCTGCTTCTGATGGAGAGCAAGCCATGAGCCTGCGCAGCCTGCCCGAGGCGCGCACGCTCAAGCGCCCGCAAAACTATCAATGGGATGCACCGAGTGATGTGCTGGCCAAATGGGCGCAAATGCCGGTTGCCACCATAAAGGACAGCGACACCACCATCTCCATCCTCGACGTCATTGGTGAGTATTATTGGTCAGGCACCGGCGTCACGGCAAACCGCATCTCGGCGGCGCTGCGTTCAATCGGTGAGCAGAACATTACCGTCCGGATCAACTCGCCGGGTGGCGACATGTTCGAGGGGATTGCGATCTATAATCTCCTGCGGACCCATCCTGCAAAAGTCACTGTCGAGGTTCTGGGCTGGGCGGCATCTGCTGCCTCGATCATTGCCATGGCCGGCGACGAAATCCGCATGCGGCTTGGCTCCTTCATGATGGTCCACAATGCTTGGGGGCTGGTGATCGGCAATCGCCACGACATGCGCGAGGCCGCCACCCTGTTCGAGCAGTTCGATGCGGCGCTCGCCGACATTTACGAAGCACGCACCGGCATGAAACGTGCCGATATCGAGCAGCTGATGGATGCAGAGACCTTCATGACAGCGGCCCAGGCTGTCGAATACGGCTTTGCCGATGTCGTCGACCATACCGAAATCCACCCAGAGACCAATGCGTCCGCGCAGGTCCGCCCCGAAGTCCACGCCAAGCGCCGCATCGATGCGGCGTTGGCGCAACAGGGCATCTCGCGCACGGAGCGGCGCAAGATGTTTTGCCAGATTGCCGGCACGCACGACGCTGCCGACACCGCCACGCACGACGCTGGCTTCCATACAGTCGCCATCCAGCGGCTGATCGACACCATCAGATCATAGGAGATCCCGTCATGGGTATCGAACTCACCCCGCGTGCGCGCGGGATCCTCGCCGTTCGCGCTGATTCCGGCAGCACCACAAAGATCCTCGCCGAACTGCAGAAGACTTTTGAGGACTTCAAACTCGAGCGCGACAAGGAGCTGGCCGACATCAAGGCCGGCATGGCCGATGTGGTGCAGACCGAAAAGGTCGACCGCATCAATGCCGAGATCACCTCGCTGCAAAAGGCGCTCGACGAAACCAACGCCATGCTGGCAGCGGTGAAGGTCGGTGGTGTCGGCCGGACGACCGATCCGGACAAGGCCGAACACGCGCAAGCCTTCGACCGCTTCTTCCGCCGCGGCGTCGATGCCGGCCTGCGTGATCTCGAGGTCAAGGCCAAGCTGACCACCCAGTCCGACCCCGATGGCGGCTATCTGGTGCCAGAAGAAACCGAAGCCGGCATCGATCGTGTTCTCGGCACGGTGTCGACGATCCGCTCGCTGGCCCGCACCATCTCGATCTCGACCAATATCTACAAGAAGCTGGTCAATATGGGCGGCGCAACGTCCGGATGGGTCGGCGAGGAACAGGATCGTCCTGGCACGGCCACGCCGACGTTGCGTGAGATCGCCATCAATACCGGCGAGATCTACGCAATGCCCGGCGCCACGCAAACCTCGCTCGACGATGCCCGCCTCGATCTGGCGGCATGGCTGGCCGACGAGGTGTCGATCGAGTTCGCCGAGCAGGAAGGGGCAGCCTTTGCCCATGGCGATGGCATCAACAAGCCGCGCGGCATTCTCGCCTATGACACGGTGGCGAATGCTTCCCATGTGTGGGGCAAGCTCGGCTTTATTGCCTCGGGCAAAGCGGATGGCTTCCTGGCTGCGACCGCTTCGGTCAGTCCGGCCGACTGCCTGATCGATCTCTATTATGCGCTCAAGTCCGGCTACCGGAACGGGGCATCGTGGCTGATGTCGGATGCGACCATGAACACGGTGCGCAAGTTCAAGGATGCAGAAGGCGCTTATATCTGGGCACCGCCGTCGGGTGCTGCGGAAGTGGCCACCATCCTCGGCAAGCCGGTTCATACCGACGACAACATGCCGGCGGCCAGCGCCAGTGAGTTCCCGATTGCCTTCGGTGACTTCGCCCGCTCCTATCTGATCGTTGACCGCATCGGCATCCGGGTGCTGCGCGATCCGTTCACCAGTAAGCCGAACGTGCTGTTCTACACGACCAAGCGCGTCGGCGGCGGCGTGGTCAACTTCGAGGCGCTCAAGCTTCTGAAGATCAGCACCTGATCACCGGCGTGATCCAGCAGCGGGCGGCCATCACACGGTCGAAGGACGGTCGCCCGTCTCTTCATCATTCCCATTCATCGAAAGGACTTCTGTCATGAAGGACGGTATCTCCGGCCTCGGCCTTGTCGCGTCGCTCGCTCCCGCCGTGGTCACCGCCACCACCAAGGGCAGCCATGCCGATCTGCAAGGCTTCAATTCCGCAACCCTGATCATCAATACCGGCGCGATTGCTGGCGACGGCCTTTTCGTCATCGCCATCCAGGAAAGCGACACCACCACGGATGGCGACTTTGCCGATGTGGACGCCACTGACCTGCTTGGAACCCTGCCAGCGGCACTCGATGCCGACACGGTCTATGCCCAAGGCTACAAGGGCAACAAGCGTTTCATCCGCGCGGTTATCACCAAGACCTCCGGCACATCGATCGCTGCCAGCGCGGTCTTTGCGCTTGGTCATCCTCACGATGCGCCCGTCACCAGATAGTCATGGGTACCAGAAGGGATAGCTGATTGGCTGTCCCTTCGATGGAGAATGATATGCACCGTCCCGTCCTGATCACGCCGCCAGCGATCCAGCCCATCACATTGGCCGAAGCCAAGCTGCATCTACGTGTCGATCACAACGATGAGGATGCGCTGATCGAAAGCCTGATCAGGGCGGCAACGGAATACCTTGATGGCTGGACCGGCATTTTGGGCCGCTGCCTCGTTGAACAGGTCTGGCGCCAGGATCATGATCGCTTCGCGCGCCAAATGATCATTCCGCTCGGGCCGGTGATTGCCGTGCAATCGCTCACATGGCGCGATCCAGCCGGTCAGCTCAGTACCATACCATCTGGGAGCTATGACCTGCGCATCGATGAAGCGGGCAACGCCGTCATCCGCTTTGATGCAGATTACGCGTTCCCGACCAATCTGCATGAAAGCCGCGCCGTCGGCATCACATTCAAGGCCGGGTACGAGACCAAGCCGGGACCACCCTCGACCAGCACGGTTCCGGACCCGCTCAAAGTCGCCATCCTGCTTCTGGTTGGCCACTGGTATCAAAACCGCGAGGCCGTCAGTACAACGGGCATGGCTTCCTTGCCCTTTGCCGTGGAAGCGCTGATTGCGCCCTATCGCAGGATGCAGTTGTAATGACTGGCGCAGGCGACCTTCGCGACCGTTTCACTGTCCAGCGCGATATGGCCGAGCCCGACTGGACGGGTCATCCGGGTGAACCGGACTGGCAGGACCAGTTTACCGTCTGGGGCAAGATCATCTTCATGCGTGGCGGCGAAACCGTCATTGCCGCACGACTGACTGCCCGGCAGCCGGCAATCCTGACCATTCGCATCAGCGCACAGGCACTCACCATCCTGCCATCGGATCGCATCGTCGATGCGCGCACCGGCGAAATGTTCAACATCCGCGAGCAGCCACGGCTCTCACGCGATGATCCGGGCCTCCTCGAAATGCTGATTGAAGCCGGTGTCACCTGAACCGCCGGCATCAGCCAGTCAAGGATATCAACCATGACCACGACCTCGCCTCAAAGCGCGGCGCCGGACGTTGCGCACGACAAATATCATGTCTACCGGCCGCTGCTGGATCTCATCGGTTATGCCGAAGGTACCGACAGAAAGCGCGGCTACAACGAAACCTTGGCCTATGGCGCCTTCACCGGGGGTGATGTCGATCTCGTCACCATGACGCTGCTGGAGATTGATGCGCTGCAGACCAGGATGCTGAAGCATCCGAAAAACCGCTTCAACTCCTCAGCACTCGGCCGTCATCAGATCGTACGCACCACGCTGCGCGCTATCCGCAAGACGCTCAAGCTTTCACCATCGGCCCTGTTTGATGCCGAGATGCAGGATCGCTGCGCCTGCTACCTTCTCGGCTTGCGTGGCATCGACAAATATCTGGCCGGCCGTCTCTCGGAAGATACGCTGATCAACAATCTCGCCCATGAATGGGCGTCACTGCCAACAACCTCTGGTAAGGGGGCATATGCCGGTCAAAACGCCTCTGTCAGTCCGGATCGCGTGCGTCAGATGCTGGCCGAGGTCCGGCAACGCCATGGCGCCAGTCAGCCGACACGCGAGATTGTGGTAGAGAAAGAAATCGACAAGCCCATCGTTCCCGTCACTGTCGAAGCTGAAATTCGCAAGCGCACAGATCAGTGGAGCTGGATCACCACCATCTTTGGCAGCGGTGGAGCCGGACTTGCCGCACTTGCTGGCATGGACTGGCAGACTGTCATCGCCATTGGTGCGCTTGCGTTGGGTGGGTTGCTCATCGCGCTGCTGCTGCGACGACAGATCGTTTGTGCGGTGCAGGATGTTCGGAAGATGATCGAGGGGTGA